CTATTCTTCCACATCCACTGTCACACCTGATTTGAATTCTACGGTACAGCTATCCTCAAACACCGTAATGGTTTCAATTAACTGCCGGACGAGGTGCTCATCAAACTGTGTAATGGCAGTGGATGTTGTTTTTAGGAATGTAGCCATATCTTCTATGCGGCTGCGGATTTCATCCTGGTTGGCATTTTTCGCCAGCGTTTGCTGTTTTTGTTCACGCAGGTGGTAGATTTCTTCGGCAACATCGTCGTAGCCAGCCTTGGAACTTGCCAGCTTTACAAGCTGTGTTTGTAATTCTTCCAGCCGGATATCGATAGCTGCCAATGTTTCATCATTGTTATGGCTGAGAACGGTTTCGATGTTATGCTGCAGCATGGTAAGAAAATCCTTCTTTCCGCATAGCACCTGATTGATGGCCGTTAAGCAAACCTGCTCGAGTGCAGATTCAGATATGGTGCGGGCATCGCATTTACCTGTATGGTCTACTCGATTGACGCAGCGCCAGACAATAGATTTTTTTCCTCGGTTATTCCAATGTATCCGGCGGAATATCTCGCCACATTTACCGCAACGTATCCGTTGGGAAAAGCAATGATTGCTGCTATAGGTCAACTTCCTGCCGTTTTTCAAGTGAATAGACCTTCGCCGTACCATTTCTTCCTGTACCTGCAGGAATATGTCACGGGGAATAATGGCTTCATGGTTATCTTTTACATAATACTGTGGCATGATGCCAGTATTCTTGACGCGCTTTTTGGTAAGAAAATCCACCGTATAGGTTTTCTGTAAGAGGGCATCACCCATATATTTTTCATTTTGCAAAATCTGTCTGATATTACTATCACGCCATTTGGTGTGGCCAGCACCGTTTTTTAACCCGTCCGCTGTTAAGTTGCGGGCGATTTTTAGCATACTGGCACCTTCAAGATATTCCCGGTAAATGCGTTTTACGATTTCTGCTTCCTCCGGGACTACGACCATATGTTTATTTTCATCCTTTGCATACCCAAGAAAATGATTGCAGTTGATTTGTACTTCGCCACGTTGGTAGCGGTACTGCAGGCCCAGCTTCACATTCTGGCTTAGGGATTGGCTTTCCTGTTGGGCTAATGATGCCATAATAGTAAGCAGTACCTCGCCCTTAGAATCCATTGTATTAATATTTTCCTTCTCAAAAAAGACGGGAATGTGTTTGTCCTTTAATTGCCGGATATATTTCAGGCAGTCCAGCGTGTTCCGGGCAAACCGGCTGATGGATTTGGTAATAATCATATCAATCGTACCGGCCATGCAATCTTCGATCATGCGGTTAAATTCATTCCGCTTTTTAGTATTGGTACCGGATATCCCATCATCAGCATAGATTCCAGCCAGTTTCCAGTCCGGATGATTGTGAATGTAGGTGGTGTAGTGCTCAATTTGTGTTTCATAACTGGTGGCCTGCTCGTCGCTGTCGGTAGAAACTCGGCAATAAGCAGCCACACGACATTTTGGTTTTTCTTCAGTATGGCTTCGGTGTAGATAGGTTCGTGCCGGAATGATCGTGACATTCCGCGTCTGTAATTCCATGTATGGATTCCTCACTTTCTATTAAACTGTATGCATATTCGGCTTGTTGGAACGGATCAGTATAGGTTTGCGTTTTTTCTGCAAGGGAGAAGGTGGTGGGGTATAGGACCGGTGACGTTTTTTTAGGTTCCCGGATACGTCCCAACTTTTTGGCCCGGTTGGTGATTTCCTTTTGTGTAGCAGTAAACGTATCGGCATCAATAATAGCCGGATAATAATCATCCCCGATATAGTGTGTTGTTTGCAGAATATGGCGGATGCCACTGTGGGAAACGTGGATTGTTGCTTCTTTCGCAGCCGTAGTCAGTGCAGCCCCGGTAAGATAAGATTGAAACAGCACTCGTATTTTTTCGGCTTCCTCCATATCCACTATCGCTTTGCCATTTTTAATCCGATAACCCAAAGGTGTATGGCTCATAGCTTACACCAGCCTTTCCCGTAGCGTAATGCCGCATTTTAGCTTAAAGCTGATTTCTGTTCGAGAGTAGACTAGAATTTGTTCTACAAATTGCTGGAATACTGCTCCGTCAAAGCCCGTTAGCATTTTCGCCTTACAAGTATACTGCAGTAATTTTCTCGTTTCGTGTACTGTTTTATTATCGTCATTCAAAAAATCTACAAGAGAATCCTTTTGGTGCTGCCAGTGTTCAGCTTCCTGCAGCAGTTCGTTATTTCCTTTCTGGTACATTGCGGGCTCTAGATATTTTTTCGCCAGCAGGTACGCCAGTGTTTTTTGATGCTCGGCATTTTCTGCCAGCTTTGTGTCTAAATCTTGAATGACTGTGATGCTGTCATCAGAATGGAGGGTACGCAAACTAGCAAGCAGCGGTTTTAAAACAAAGGCATGACCAAAGATGAGCTTATTCATCATCGTAACAAAGGCATATTCCAGTGCCGTTTCTTTGATGTATTTTAACGAACATTTTGTGGCATCTGCTACATGGGTGGCGCAGCACCAAGCTACATAGGAATTGCGACCGCCTTGGATCCGCCGTTTGAAGGTAGCGCCACATTGATGGCATCGAATGATACCAGAAAACGGATAGCGGTTCTGGTACTTTTTATCCTGTGGCAGCGCACCTTTTTCTTTGCCACGCTGCCGAATGACCTGCTGGGTTGCTTCAAACATGTCCTTGGTGATGATAGCTTCGTGGTGGCGCTCCACCCGGTATTTATCTTTTTCACCATGATTATGATGGCGATTAAAATGCGAATCAGTATACGTTTTCTGGAAGATGACATCTCCAGTGTAATTCTCGTTTTTCAATATGCCACGAATGGTTGTTGCAGTCCAATGGGCACCGCGTTTAGCCGGAATTTCCTTTGCATTTAATTCCTTGGCAATGGCATCCGTGCCAATACCGGCGAGTGTTTGATCAAACATCGCTTTTACAATCGTAGCCTGCTTAGGCTGTAGCACCAGTTTTCCCTCTATTACATCATACCCATATGGCGCGTAAGCAAGTTTAAAGGTGCCATTTTGGAAACGGTGCTGTATGGACCAGGTACTGTTTTCGGCAATCGATACCGACTCATTTTCCGCCAAGCCGCTTAGAATCGATAGCATGAGCTCACTTTCCATCGATCCGGTATTTAGGTTTTCCTTTTCAAAATAAATATAAACGGTAAGCCCCAGTAATTTACGGACCAGTTCCAGACAATCGGTGGTGTTGCGGGCAAATCGGCTGATAGACTTTGTAACAATAAGGTCTATTTTTTTATGCTCGCAATCATCTATCAGGCGGAGTAGGGCCGGACGCTTTTCTTTTTTCGTGCCGGTAATTCCTTCATCATAATAAATACCGGCAAACTCCCAGTCCGGATTTGCTGTAATGTAGCTTTCATAGTGCTTTCGTTGTGTGGCAAGGCTGACTAATTGCTCCTCACTATCAGTGGATACCCGGCAGTAGGCCGCTACCCGCAGCTTATGTTTTGGTGTAGGAAATACAAGCTGGCCTCCGATTTTTGTCACCGTTTTCATGGATTTTCACCTCCTTGTAGTGTGACATAGTACCTCTATATGCCGGATATATCAAGGAATAGAGGGCAATATGGCCGCTAATACTGGTGAAAATGTTTTTCGGTTTACTGCCGTTATTTTGGCAAATTCATCGGTAGAAAGCAGGCCTTTATGGAATAGGGACTGCAGTATGTGTTGGGCACGGATATAATCGACTTCGTGCTGCAGTTGTTCCTGTGATATTGACCTTGCTTCGGGTGTACGGCTGTCGTTCATAGCGAATCATCTCCTTACAGATAGGCCATGAAATAGGGGAAAGTAAACCTATTTTGTTAGCCTTTATATCTGTAGTCGATAAAACAAGCTGCTATTCGAACCCAAGACATAAAAAAAAGACCTGCCAGAGTGATGAAACTCCAGCAGGCCAACGGCATATATTCCTATTTTCGTAGCTGCTTCAATGCTTCCTGCAAGCGGTCCGGTATGGGAAGCCCCATCCGTGCAGCATTTTCCACAATGGAAAGTCCCTCATTGGATAAGTAGAACAAGATGGTGGCAGTCCGTAAGGCGCTGCCGGAACCGAGCATTGTCACATCCAGCGTATGGGCCACACCGACGAGTACAAAAAGAAGCACCTTCCGGCAGATGCCCATAAAACCAATCTCACTGGATAGCTGCCGTTCCCGGCAGGCACATAACACACCCGTGATGTAATCCAGACAAACAAACGTCAGCAGGGCATAGAGCAGATTGTCAAAGCCGCCGATGAACCAGCCAAGCCAGGCACCGACTGCCGCGCACCCGATTCGTATTTCATTCCAGGTCATTCTCATCACCCCGCTAGGGTAGCCTTGATTTCCAGATACTGGTCTCCGTATTTTACATTATCAATAAACTGGATGTTGTATTTCTGTCCACGGAACTTGATGAACCATTTTTCCGAAATATCCGAGCGGTACCGGATGACAAACGATACATCCTTTTCCAGATGGACGGCTGCGGCGAAAAAATACTCCCCGCCGTGGATATTGGTCACTTTGGCCCATGTGCTGCCTTTGCTGACCAGAGTGGTGTCATAACCGCCCTGGCCATCAGAGACATCCTCTTCCACTACAAACTCGATTCGCTGCTTCATTTCCCCGATATCCATCAGAACACCTCATCCCGGTAGGAAAACAGCATGGCCCGCATGAGCTTGATCATGGCATCGAAGTCCGCCGTATCCCGGTTCTCATACAAATAGGCCACGCCATACAGGATGGCCGTCTTGATGTCCTCCGGCAGCGTCGTGTAGTCGCTTAACGGATGTCGCAGTACATTTTCCACCGTCGTCGTGGAGGACTGGATCAAATTGTCGATCAAAGCATCCTCCACATCATTATCAATACGCAGGTATAATTTGGCTTCATCCCGTGTTACTGCCATGCTGCCACCTTCCTTCTATTATTTACTGGCCTGCTTGAGCGTCTTGATGGCTTCCGGCAGAACGATCTTGGCATCGACACGCTGGGAGCCGAGAAAGCCGACCTGCCCGGTAACCGCGTATAATTCGTTCAAACGCTTAAAAGTGCGGCCCTGCCGGTCGGCAATCCAGTAGTAAGAAAAGTCACCGAACAGCACCGTCTTGGCATCGGCTGCCATCTGCGGCATATACCGGCTGGTAACGACCGGGCAGTTCAGGATCTTATCCGGCACATCGGCACTGACGGAAGGCTGCCAGATGTACTGTCCCTGTGTATCCTTCAGCTTCCGGATGGCCTTGACGGTGCTTTCATGCAGCAGCAATGTAGCCGACTTACGGTACGGTTCGCGGAGCGAATAGTACAACTCGATCAAATCGTCGAAGGTAATAGCCGTAGCGGATGCAGCAGTCGAGCCATCCGAAGCACCGGCGGCATCGACAAGGATGCCGGACGGACGATCCGTTCCGGTGCCGGTGAGAAAGGCTTCTTCCTCGGCATTGCCCAGCCTGCGGGCGAACTCCTGCGCCATATATCCTTCCAGGTCGAAGGCGGAATCGTTCAATAGTTCCTCGGACACCTTGACGAGCGTACCCAGTTTATGCGCCCCGATGGACACCTGACCAAATGTAGTGTTGCTTTCGGTGTAGGCTGCTTCTTCATCCGTCCATGCAGCAGTTCCCTCACTGGCAACGACCGGAATCTTATGGTCGCCGCTGGCGGTCTGGATCACATGGGACAGGGAGCGCAGCACATTTTCCTCAGCCAGCATCTGGATCAGCGTCCGTTCAAATTCGTCCGGTACGAGGTAGCCGCCCTGGGGATCGGCCCCTTCCTTTAAGGTGTTGCGGATTTCCGGACGGGACTTGCCGCGCATGCTGTCCCAAAAGGCGGGTGCATAGGCGTCGCTGAACCTGCCATGCTTCGTTGTATCTTGTTTTGCAGGCTTATTGACGATAGCACTCGAGGTCGGTTTGCTTAATTCAAGATCAATGGCAGCCTGCGTCTTCAGTCGGTCGATTTCCTTGCCCAGTGCTATGACATCGGCTTCCATTTTGTCATACGCGGCAGCATCCTCAGTGGAAAGCGTGTCACCAGCTGCCTGTTTTTTATCCAGAAATGCCTTGGCCTGCTCCCAGATGTTAGCGCGTTTTTCCTGCAGTTCTAATAGTTTACTCATATTGGTACCTCCATTTAATGTGTTAAGAGCGACAGCCGCTGCTGCAGCGACGCTACGGATATAGTGGTTCGATTTGCTGCCGGTGTTGGCTTGGTCTGCTTGGCGATGGCCTTATTCAACAGTGCATTGGTGACCTGCCGCCGGGAAAAAGAATAGTTTCCCATACTGGCGGCATCATACATCTGTTTAGTATCACTATTGGTTAAGATGCTGTCGGCAAAACCGAGCTCGATTGCTTTTCCCGCATTCATCCATGTTTCGGAATCCATCAGATGGGATAGCTGGGTGCGGGAAAGTCCGGTCTTTAATTCATACGCATTGATAATGGATTCCTTGACCTCGGACAGCATGGAGATGGCCCGTTCCATTTCATCGGTATCACCCATGGCGATCGTGAACGGATTGTGGATCATCATCAGTGCAGTTGGTGCCATATTGACGCTTGTGCCTGCCATGGCAATCACAGAGGCGGCCGAAGCCGCAATCCCGTCGATATTGACATGGACCTGCCCGGCATAATCCATCAGCATGGCATAGATCTGGCTGGCTGCTACGCAGTCGCCGCCGGGCGAATTCAGCCACAAGGTGACATTGCCCTGTCCGGATGCCAGCTCGTTTTTAAACAGCTTCGGTGTTATCTCGTCATCAAACCAGCTTTCCTCGGCAATGGCACTGTCAATGGTAAGAATGCGTCCGGTATTATCACCGGTATTCCAGTTCCAGAATTTCTTCATGTTTTTTTCCCCTCGCTTTTGGTATAAAATTTTCCTGCCTGATCCAGCGGCAGCATATTGCCGTTGACCAGATACGTATCACCGCCTTGCTCGGCAGAGATGCGGTTCATATCCTCAAGCTCCCGGATGTCGTTGGCGGAGAGCCAGCCGTTCTGCCTGCCGATGGCATAGCCATTCATGCGGCTCTGGTAGTCGCCGCGCAGCAGACCGTCCACATTAAACTTCGTAAAGACCTGCGAGCGTTCCGACGGTAACACTAACTGCTGGTTCATGGCCTGCTCCCAGCGGACGCACCAGGGATTCAAGGTGTATTTGACAAATTCCAGCGACTGCTGCTCGATATTGGAGAAGGTGGATTTCTCCAGATCCCCGACCATATGCGGCGGCACCCGGAAGATACGGGCTATTTCGTCGATCTGGAACTTCCGCGTTTCAAGAAACTGCGCCTGATCCGGCGGAATGGATAGCTGCTGGAAGGTCATGCCTTCCTCCAATACGGCCACATTATGCCGGTTCGTGCCGGAAAATTGGGCATGCCAGCTTTCCCGCAGCTTGACCGGATCCTTCACGATGCCCGGATGCTCTAAGATGCCGCCTGGTGTAGCACCGTTGGCAAAAAATAACGCTCCGTACTGCTCGGCTGCCAGCGACATGCCGATGGTGTTCTTGGCCATGGCGATCGGACTGTAGCCGATGAGTCCGTCAAACCCAAGTCCCGGAACATGCAGCACCTCGTCCTGCGACAGGACAATTTGCTGGCAGCGGTTATCCGCACCGAACTCGTCCGAGTCCTTGGAGTAGGTATAGATAAGCTGGCCGTTGGCAGCCCGGCTGACATCCATCTTGCTGGGCAGCAGCGGGTACAGTGCAATCGGCTGCCCGGTGCCGTTCCGGATGATCTGTGCATAAGCATTGCCCCATAAGAGAAGATGGCTCATGAGCGTTTCCCGGAAGATGAAGCTCGTCATTTCCGGATTGGGGGCATCATGAAGCAACCTATACAACGGATGATTGATGGCTTTCTCCTTACCGCCATCCGGTGTATAGCGGTACATGTTGAGCGGCAGTCCGGCAACGGCCTCGGACAGCACCCTGACGCAGGCATAGACCGCCGTTGTCTGCATTGCTGTCCGTTCGGTCACCACATTTCCGGAGGAGGTCGGGCCGAACAGGAACGTAAAGGCCGTAGACAGGTAGTTTTTCGGCTTGTCGCGTGACTTTTTGCTCCATATACGTTGGAATATACTCATAAAATCAATAACCCCCTTTGGTCATATACACTTTCGCTGTTGTCGTTGCCGCAGCGAATGGCACGGTCGAGTGCCATAACTGTAGCCACAACACCGTCGATCTTTTCGGTGGATTTCTCCTTGTCCGGCTTGATATTGCCTGCCGGATCGGATTTGATGAAGATATTGTCCATCATCCAGCGCAGCACTGGCTGGCCGCCGTGGGCAATCTTCTTTTCCAGCGTCAGCTTCATCAGTTCCTTGGTGGGTGGACTCATATCTTTGAACCCCTGCCCGAACGGAACGACGGTAAATCCCATACCTTCAAGATTCTGCACCATCTGCACCGCACCCCAGCGATCGAAGGCGATCTCCCTGATGTTGTACTGCTCGCCCATGGTTTCGATGAACTTTTCAATGTAGCCGTAGTGGACGACGTTTCCTTCCGTCGTGTGCAGGAATCCCTGCTTCTGCCATACGTCATAAGGAACATGGTCCCGCCGGACACGCAGCGACACGTTTTCCTCCGGTATCCAGAAGTAAGGAAGCACGACATAGTTGTCGGCTTCATCCTGCGGCGGGAACACTAACACGAAGGCCGTAATATCCGTCGTGGAGGATAAGTCCAGGCCGCCGTAGCAGACGCGTCCTTTCAGTTCACCCGGCTGTACGGGAAACGCGCAGGCATCCCATTTGTCCATTGGCATCCAGCGGATTGCCTGCTTGACCCATTGGTTCAAACGAAGCTGCCGAAAGGCATTCTCCTCAGCTGGATTCTGTCTGGCGGATTCGCAGGCTGCCTTGACCTTATCCATGCCGACCGTAATGCCAAGCGATGGATTGGCTTTCTTCCACACTTTGACATCCGTCCAGTCGTCGGTATCCTTGGCCCCGTATATCACCGGATAGAAGGTGGCATCAATCTTCCGTCCTGCGATAATATCCAGCGCCTTCTGGTGGGTTTCATAGCAGATGGAATGGGTGTCCGTTCCGGCGGTCGTAATCAGGAAGTACAATGGCTGCGTCCGGGCATCACCGGAGCCTTTGGTCATGACATCAAACAGTTTTCGGTTCGGCTGCGTGTGCAGCTCGTCAAAGATCACGCCGCTTACATTAAAACCATGCTTGCTATAGGCATCAGCAGAGAGCACCTGATAAAAACTGTGCGTAGGAAGGTAGATGATCCGCTTCTGTGAGGCCAGGAGCTTCACCCACTTGGATAAGGCCGGACACATCCGCACCATATCCGCCGCCACTTCAAAGACAATGGATGCCTGCTGGCGGTCGGCGGCACAGCCATACACCTCGGCCCGTTGTTCTCCGTCGCCGCAGCATAAAAGCAAGGCTACCGCTGCCGCCAGTTCTGACTTGCCCTGCTTTTTAGGAATCTCGATGTAGGCGGTATTGAACTGCCGATAGCCGTTCGGCTTTAAGATGCCAAACACATCACGGATAATCTGTTCCTGCCAGTCGATCAACTCAAACGGTTTTCCGGCCCAGGTGCCTTTGGTGTGGCAGAGGCATTCGATAAAGGACACGGCATAATCCGCCATGGTCTTGTTGTATTTGGAATCTTTGGCCTTGAATTTCGTAGATCGGTATCGTTTCAGCGTTCGCAAGCAGCATTACCCCCTTTGCAGCAACAAAAAAGACCGCCGAAGTGGGCAGTCTTGGTATACCTATGATATTGTGTGATTATTTCTTCCTGATTTTATTCGGATATCTCATCAGGGTGTTCTTCCTTTCTGCCGTTTTTAAAAGCTGAGGAACCGGAAAGGTGCTGCAGGAGCAGCTTCCGTTCGTCCTTGTATTCTTTGCCGATAAAACCAAGCCGGAGCAGAAAGCAGCGGAAATCGTATTTCTCGTTGATCAATACTCGTTCCGTTGCCAGCACCCGTTTCTGCTTTTTTGCCAGATGGCAGAGAGCCGTAATGAAATGGGTGTAGGCTTTAACCGTATCGGCAGCCGGGCAGCCGGTAAACCAGGGAAATAACACTTTATCCTCCGTTACCTGCATGCGCAGCACATCGATTTGGAAAACTTTTAACATTAAATTGCTCTTGGCCTGAATCAGCTTCTTGAGATTTTCCAGTGCCGTATCGGTGAAGAAGGAGCGCGGCATGGCAATCACCAAGTCGTCTATATTCTCTTGTTCAGATGCCGAATCGTCGGGCTTTTTTGTAAGATTATTTGGTTCTTCGGCGGTAAATCCTGCTTTTTCCAAACCGGCCAGCACTGTTTGGATAACTTCGCCATCAGTATCTGCTTCGTAGAGCAGGTTTCCGTCCTTGTCGACGGTGAAAGCGCCGATAGTATAGGCGCAGGTTGGCATGAATTGGTAGACCGCCTTTTCTCTGGTAAGGGTGCTAACGATTTTCGCCAGTTCCTTACGTGTTTTTCCTTGTGCATGGTACAAAATTTTCATGGTAGTAAACCCCTTTCGTTTTTTGTCATGTACATATATCACTCTAACCGGCGATTATAGCAAGGGGTTTGTACCACAAATTACATGTATTATTCCTGTACTGCCGCCATTTTACCGAGCAGCTTTCCGGTCAGCCACAGGCCGCCATCAATCAGCGTCGGCAGGAAGCATTGGTCGCGGAACTTGTTCCAACCGGTTTCCTTACCGGCAGATTCTTGCAATGCGGCTGTGTAGGCATCCGCTACTTCTTTGGCTGCCGGAAGCACCGTCATATTCAGCCAGGAAATGGTGGCGTTCTTGGCATCCTCCTGCACCGAGTCTAGAATATGTTCCTTAAGTTCATTTTTAATCGTTTCGATATCCATGTTAGTATCTCCCTTCAAAATCTGTTATGCCGCGGGCAATGGCCCGGGCGAAATCATCCGCGTTATTTGTGAGCAGCGCGGCATCATCCTCGTTATCAATAAAAGCTGTTTCCACCAGAACGGCGGGCATCGTGGTGCCCTTCAGCACGATGAGGTTAGGCCGTTCCTTCAGGCCGCGATCCACGGTGCCGAGGCTCTGCACAATCTGCGACTGGATGCAGGCGGCAAGCTGCGGAGATAGGCCACTGTCGTTGGCATACACCAGCGTTTCCGTACCACGGGCGCAGCCGCTGTCAGCATTGCAATGCAGGCTGACGAATACATCGGCAGGCCATACATTCGCCGTATCCACCACGCAAGGCAGCTCTGGTGTCTCTCCAGCCAGATTATCGCTTTGCAATAGCTGCACCTCGCAGCCTGCTGCCTCTAAATATGTTTTGACGAGACTGCCAATTGTGGCCGCCACATCACATTCCCGCAGTCCGGTGTTGGGATTCACCGCACCGCTGTCCCGTTCCCGGTCATGCCCGGGATTAATAAATACACGCATTATGTTGCCTCCACTTCAGTATAGGTATACGTTTTTCCATTCCGTGTCACGGTTACCTGCTCACTTGAGCCGACCTGTTCGATATACCGTTTCACAATCACATCACAAAACTTTTCATCGAGTTCCACCATGTAACAGCGTCGCTTCGTCTGCTCGCAGGCCAGCAGCGTCGAGCCGCTGCCGCCGAATGGATCCAGCACAATGCAGCCGGTCATGCTGGAATTTAAAATAGGATAAGCAAGTAACGGTATCGGCTTCATGGTGGGATGGTCCGTATTCTTTTTCGGCTTATCGAACTCCCATATAGTGGATTCCTTCCGCCCGGTGTACCATTCGTGCTTCCCTTTCTTCTTCCAACCGTACAGCACTGGTTCATGTTGCCACTGGTAAGGCGAACGTCCCAGCACCAACGACTGCTTTTTCCAGATGCAGCAGCCGGATAAATAAAAACCGGCATCCGAGAAGGCTTTCCTGAAGTTAAGTCCTTCGGTGTCGGCGTGGAATACATAGATGCTGGCATCGTCTGCCATGACGGTGTGCATGCAGGTGAATGCATCATATAAGAATTGGTAAAATTTGTTGTCCTGCAGGTGGTCGTTTTTGATTTTTCCGGCCCGGCCTTCGTAGTTAACATTATAGGGTGGATCAGTAATGACAAGATTGACCGGTGTTCCCAGCAGTAATCGCTGGTATGTTTCGGGTTGGGTGCTGTCGCCGCAGAATAGGCGATGCGTTCCCAACTGCCACACATCACCTGCCTTGGAGAATACCGGTTTCTTGAGCTCGGCATCCACATCAAAGTCATCATCGTGCACACCATCCTTCATATCGTCCTTGAACAGGTCGTCCAGTTCTGCCGGATCAAACCCGGTAAGTGATACATCAAAGTCGCTGCCCTGCAGGTCGGTAATGAGCAGCGCTAATTTATCCGTATCCCAGTCGCCGCTGATTTTATTGAGGGCGATGTTTAAGGCTTTCTCCTTTTCGACGTCCATGTCGATTACGACGCAGTCGATTTCCGAGATACCCTCCTGCCGGAGCACCTTCAAACGCTGATGCCCGCCGACCACGTTGCCGGTGCGCTTGTTCCAAATGACAGGTTCGACGTAGCCGAACTCGTCCAGCGAGCGTTTTAGCTTTTCGTACTCAGGATCGCCCGGCTGCAAATCCTTTCGTGGATTATAGGCTGCCGGGATGAGGTCTTGTATGTTCTTTTTGATCAGTTCCATGGTTATTTTCCTTTCCGCGCCTGCAGCAGGCGTTCCATTAGGTTATCCTGTGGGGTACCTACGAAGGTCGTCGTACAATTTTGCTTGACGATATCGAAAATCTCGTACCAGAGCAGGTTTGCCTGCTTTTGAAACGACTGGCTCATCTGTACAAACGGACTGGTAATGGCACCGCCGGTTGTGGGGTGCTTGCCGAGCAATCCATAGGTGCTGATCGCTTCCTCGCACTGGATATATCGGGCAAACGCCTGGGCATAGGCTTCCAGCAGCCGGGGATTGACGAGCCGTTCGCAGCCGCGATCCTTCAGCCATTGCCAGGTCTGACGGAACAGGTCGTCCGCACCGAGTGGCTTGCCGTCCCGCTGCCGGGCAGACAAATAGTCGCTGGGATTCGGCATGTCCTCGCCGGTGAGATCTGCGGCATCGTTTAAATCCGCCCCTTCTAACGTAGGCGTCGGCAGATCGATAATGGTGGTTGCTTTTCCCTTGGCAATTTTATCCGCCAGCGCCTCCGGCTTGTCTCCGGCGCGGATTCGTCTGCCGCCGCGATTAGTTCCGTCCTTGGCCATGGCTGTTCAACTCCTTTCCCATGCGGTAAATCCCCCGTTTGAACCGCAATTTTTGTGCGTGTGACCCCAGCACCGGTCTAGCATTTTGCCGTACCCGGGATTTTGACCGCCCCTCCTGGAGGAACGTAGTCATTCGTAGTGGTATTCCTTTTTGGCATGATGCCAGCGGTCGTCCATCTCGGCGGTTATCTTCGAGTGGCACGGCTTGCACAGCGCCATAAGGTTATCCTCGTCGTGAGTGCCGCCGCGGGAGAGGGGACGGATATGGTGCACCTCCGTTGCCGGTGTGGTTTTGTGGTTCTTCAGGCACATCTCGCACAAGGGATGCTTTCCAATGTAGCGGTCCCTGATGCGTTTCCATGCTCTGCCGTATCGTTTCTTGCTGACGGTACTGCGCTCGTACGTGTCATAACGTTTGTCCATTAATTTTTGATGCTGCTCGCAGTACCGGTTCACGGTCAGCTCCCTGCAGCCGGGGTAGGCGCACGGCTTTTTGGGTTTCCAAGGCAAAGCACTCATCTCCAGACATAGCAAAAGCCTTCAAGGGATTGCTCCCACGAAGGCTTTTCACATTCTTTCATGCTATTAGTATACCATGTAAAGCAGACAAATGCGTCCGCGATTTTGGACATCAGGTCTTCCCAAATAAAAGCAAGGCAAGGTTCTCATCTCCATACAACAAAAGCCTTCAAAGGATTGCTCCCTCGAAGGCTTCTCTTACACTTTTATGCTATTAGTATATCACACGTTAAGCAGGTACATGCGTCCGCGATATTACTCATGCTGCTAAAATAATTGGGAATGGCTGCCCAAACGATACAAAAGAAGAACAAGTACATCATCTCTTGTTTCATAAACGAGAAGCCAATCTGGATCAATATGGCATTCCCGGCAACCTTTGTATGTTCCACCTAAATCATGGTCTCTATATTTTTCATCCAATTGTTTTCCTTGGGCCAATTGCTCAATGACAGAGAACAGCACATCTATATCTTTGTTCTGCTTCTTTGCCAATTTCAAATCTTTCTTAAATTGAGTGGTGAATTTTACTTCGTACTTCATTTTTCAAGGGCCACACGCAAATCTGTCATATTGGTATACCCTTTTACTTTTTTATCAATGGCGATTCGTTTGCCTTCTTCAATGGCAGATCTAGTTGTTGCATTAGGAACGTCAAGAGTGAGACGGAAGGGAATGCCATTTTCTCGTATCGTTGTTTTTAAGAATATGTTTACCGCCGTCGTCATATTCATTCCCAGAGCATTGAATATTTTCTCAGCCTGATTTTTGACTTCCTTATCCGTCCGGATATTCAAATTTGTATTTACCATATTCAACACCTCCATTTCTGTCTTGAATATAGCATTATTTTTGGCTGATGTCAACACAATGTCAATATAATAAACACATAGCAAAAGCCTCCAAAGGATTTGCTCCCTCGAAGGCTTCTCTCACACTTTCATGCTATTAGTATACCACGTCAAATGAATAAATGCGTCCGCGATTTTGGACATCATGTCTTTCCAAATAAAAGAATAGCAAACTTAGCTAATGCACGATTCTTCCTTTTGTAGGCAGACGACCGTTCGATGTGGAAATGATCAGCGATGGCATAGACAGCGCTCGTTTGTGCATCCTCATCAGCATAGAAGGTTTGCAGTACATATTGCTCGTCACTGCTCAGCTTTTCCCATGCGGGCTGAAACCATGCCATGTACTCCAACGCCTGCCGGTACCGTTCTTTCAGGATGTCGATGTCTGCCAGACCGGAGATGATATGATCTTCTACGGCATGCGGGTTGCTGGAGTGCGGCATCCCATCGAAACCGGACGGATGCAGGCTGGTCATGGCAGCATATGCCTGCTTGATATCCTCGCTGGTATTTTCGATGATGAACTGCATGCTGTCGTAATCCCGGATGGCATCAATAGCACCGCTTCGTTTATTCAGATACTTCCAGATAACACTCATAGGCTGCCTCCTTGCAAGCTGGCCCGGACTGCATCAATCAGTGCAGCCTGGGTTTTGTTTTTTTCTTTCAATGATTTCATAATGGTTTCATCTATGGTTCCGGCAGTCAGAATGTGATGAATGACGACCGTATCCGTTTGTCCTTGCCGCCAGAGTCTGGCATTCGTTTGTTGGTATAATTCCAAGCTCCAGGTTAGTCCAAACCAGACGAGAGTGGATCCGCCTTGTTGCAGGTTTAGACCATGTCCGGCAGAGGCGGGGTGGAGAATAGCAACAGGAATAACACCAGCGTTCCAATCTGTTATATCTTGTGAAGTCTTGATTTCTCGTACCGTAAACCGTTGCTGAATCCGTATCAGATCATGCTTGAACCAGTATGCAATCAATACGGGTTTGCCATTGGCACCTTCAAGAATGTCCTCCAGGGCATCGAGTTTTCGGTCATGAATGGGAATGATTCGTTTTTCCTCATCGTAGACGGCACCGTTTGCCATCTGGCATAGCTTGTTTGATAGGGAAGCAGCATTTACGGCATCAATTTCTTTCCCACCTAGTGAAAGCACAAGCTGGGAACGCAAGGTGTCATACATGTTTCGTTCCCGCTTCGATAACTGTACCTGGATTTCATTTCGTACTAATGCTGGCATGGTCAGATACTCCTTGCTTTTCATGGAAATGGTGATGTCTGCAATACGTCGATAGATTTCTTCTTCCGCACCGGGTTTTGGCTTGTAAGAAAAGATCATCTGTTGGTTCCGTTTATCTGGCTGAAAGAATTCACTCCGGTAATGGGTGATAAAACGACCAAGTCGTTGTCCCATATCCAGCAGGCGAAACTCTGCCCAGAGATCCATCAGGCCATTCGAAGAAGGAGTACCGGTTAGTCCTACAATGCGTTTTACCTTGGGACGAACTTTTAATAGACTCCGAAAGCGTTTTGCTTGATACGATTTAAAAGAGGAGAGTTCATCAATTACCAGCATGTCATAATGAAAGGGGATGCCGGAATCTTCTATCAACCAAGGCACATTCTCGCGATTGATAATGTGGATATTGACCTGCTGCAAGAGTGCGGCTTTTCGTTCCGTAGCCGTACCAATAGCAACGGCATACGTTAAGTCATGCAGATGGTCCCATTTCTGGATTTCTGCTGGCCACGTATCTCGTGCTACACGCAGGGGTGCGATCACCAACACGCGATGGACGTCAAAACTGTCATAAATTAATTGCTCTATGGCGGTTAAGGTAATGACGCTTTTTCCCAATCCCATATCCAGCAAAATGGCAGCCGTTGGATTTTTTAAGATGAAGTTTGTAGCATAGGTTTGATAATCATGAGGTTTGTATTGCATCCAGCATTCCTCCTATCTGCGTACTATTGTCGATGCAGTATACCGGAAAGCCCAGTGCTTCTAACTGGCGCTTCCGATGTACCTGCAGCGGTCGCATTTTCTTTCCTGGTGCTTTAAGCTCCACAAAGGCAATGCGTCCATTGGGCAGCAGCACCAATCTATCCGGCATCCCGTCATATCCGGGGGAGACGAATTTGGGACAGATGCCGTCTTTATGTTTTACAGCATGTACAAGCTGCTGTTCGATTATTTTTTCTCGCATGATTTCCTCCGTCAGAGTGTTTAGTATCGACTTTTCATCAAGATGTGTGACACCCCCGACACCTGGTTACTATAACTTCCTATAGGGGTTAATTTTTAAGGGCCTATAGAGACTTTAGGGTAGGAGGTGTCGGAGGTGTCACGCTTTAGTTTAAAATGGCTTTTTCTGTCAGCCGTATTCCGCGAACAAACCGGCCTTGGCGATTTCTGAACCGCACGATTCCGGCTTGTTCAATGGCGGTATAAAAGTCGGCAGAATTTCGCACATAATCACCGGTAACATTACAAAAGTTCCGATACGCAGTATAAAAATCACCAGATTTTTCCTGATAGGCTTTACCAAGCTCACAGCACTCATCCAGGAAATGGCCGAGCCAGTCGTTGTTTTCACGATACGAGCCGATGGCTTCCCGCACACAAGCTGGTGTGGTAAGCTGAAAATTTTTTTGAATGATCTTCTGTGCCCCTTCAATGATCCAAGTCAGGACATACTCGCCTGCATTTTTCAGCAGGTAGTCTGCATAATTTTTGATATCGTTGTTTCCTTCAATGCGAGCGTTAAAGGGTATCACAATGAGCCTGCGCCAGGTACCGGGATCGTTGGCACCGACGCGGGGTAGGTGATTGGTATAGAGCACCAAGGTATGGCTGGGAATAAACTGGAAGGGATCTTTATACTTTTTTTCCGCAAAAACTGCATCCGTCGAACATAATTGCTTGATGATGGACGTGTTGAGCCGCATGCCTTCATCAAGCTCGGCGGCAATAAGCAGCCGTTTTCCTTTAGCCTCGGCCATTTCCGGCTTTACATTCCGGCGACAGCCGACAGTTAATGTATCCGCCGATATGTTGCCGCTATAGGTGCCAAGTACACGGGAGATAACATTCCAGAAGGTGGATTTCCCATTGCGGCCTTCACCGTAAGCGATGATCAGCGCTTCTACGTATACTTTTCCGATAGCAGCCAGTCCCACGATTTGCTGGACATACTCAATAAGCTCTGCATCTTTGCAAAAGAAGGTATTGATAGCAGAACGCCACAAATCTTTTCCATTGTCACCGGGCGAAACCTCTGTTACCTTGGTGATTTTATCTGTTGCTGTTGACGGATGTATGCCACATAATCCATCGGGCAGATAATATGTGCCTAGTGGGGTGTTCAGTAAAAACTCATTATTGTCGAGCTCTGTCGGTTTACATTGCAGCATGGGTTTTGCCGCCTGCAGGCAGGAGTTTAAATACTTGGTATCGCGACGCTTAATGACGAACGTTTTATATTCCTTTGCGATCGCATATTGGGTAAAGGCTGCCAGTTGTGCTGCATCGAACAGCTTCTTTGCCTTAGCTGCACCGGAGCCGACTAACACATCAGAACCACCGGATTGCTTTAGCTTTTGCCAAGCAACATGTTCCGCAGTCTCCGCTTCTTGTAGCTGCCTGTCGGTTAATTCCTGCACCACAGCGAGAGCTTGTTCGTCGGATTCGTTCCAACATATCCCGTCATAATGTAAAAAGTCGGTAGCCGTTGTAAATTGGAGCGTATCGGCATATTCCCGAGCCAGTACTACGGCTTGACCGACATCGGAGTAGTCACCGGGCATTAAGACAAATTCATTTTTGAAATCCTGATTGTAATCCTCTGGTGGAATATAGCCATCCTGCTGTCGTACCTTATTGGCAAATCGTATGGCGCTCTGCCAGATGGTGTTTAATTCTTCCTTGGAAAGCGGGGGATTGCACTTCGCGGCTTCTGCTATAAATAATTGATGAGCTTCCTCCGTTGTGCCGAAGCGTTTCGTAAGCCGTCCGGCAAAATGGGAGAGGGTGCTGTTGCGTTTCCCTTCAGGTATCGTGTCCGGTTCAGTATTTAAAAATTGATCAATGTTACGAGGACCATCATTCCAAAGTACCTCGGTGCTATCAGTACCAAAGATAAAACGGGCCGCATCCAGCGCCTTATCATCAAACAGTGGAAACATTGACAGTATTTTTTTCTTACAAGCTACATAGGTATCCGGATCCGTGATTTCGGTAATGGGGAAGTACACATGGAATTTAGGCCGTGCTGCTTTGCCATTTTTAATTTTCATGTGATTCCGGCTATACGAAACGACGCAGGCAACCTCCGGAAATGTGGAGAAAATAGTATCCGGTGTGGCCCAGTCTGCTGGCGTATCTGAGTGGTCGTTATCACAGTCCATGACAAGACAATCTGCTGCCATGAAATGTTTCGCGCTACGGTAGCTGTTGTCATAGGCAGCACATACATGATCCTTTCGAATCGCCGCTTTAAAATCATCGCTGTTCATGATGGTATGCTGATTAGGATATAGGCAGTTTTTGGCATTGCCGGTGCAAACTGCTGTATAAAGCGTTAATTGCATATGTTTTCGACCTCCTGTAATTTCTGTGTAAAATAACGGATTTTCTGGTTATGTTTTTTGGCCTTCGCAATTTCAAGAGCCATGCCGGTTGATATAACACTTCCGAATACCCATATTTCTTGGCATTTACGCAGTAACACAATATCCATGAATAAGGCGAGATTGCGTTCGTTAGGATTATTGTCTATCATGAATTGAGGGAAATATAAATGTGGGGCTAAGGGGATATAGCCACTATTAACGGCATATCGGCAATAGCGTCTGGCATGTGCTGCATTTGTTTCTATATTGCCTGCGTAAGGTGAACAGATGTACACCAACGGACGAAAGGCAGGGGCTCCCGCTGCCTTTTCTTCCTTATGGATATGCTTGATAGCATCACAGGCGGTTGGATCCGGATATCCTTCGCTGTTTTTACCTGCTGCCATCATCGGTGCCTCCTTGTAGGCTTGCTTTTTTCATGACATAATTGATGAGAAGCTGCTTTCGTTCTTGAAAGCTTGGTGTAGCAAGCATCAGACCATAATCCAATTTTTGCAGTAAATCGATCATGCTGAGCTGTTCATTTGTAAGATGGGGCCGAATACTTTCTCCTTTGGGAATGCCATATGCATCTCGAAATTGTTTTGCTGATTTTCCTAATACGATACGGTTGATCATGTCACATTCATTGCTGAAATGATATGGTTTTGGATTATCATGGAGTAGCTTAATTTGTTCCGTAAGAAGTGGAAATTCATCACGGGCATGAACCAAAGTGTCGATAAATTGTTCCATCTCATTAAAGCGATGAATGTAAAGCTCTTTAAAATGTATAGCTTTTTGCCCGGTGTATCCCATCGCCAACATAGTGAAGCCATCTCTTGTCAGTAGATAACATGGTAATTTTCTACCAGCTGAGTCATTGTAAGTAATCCGCTCAAAATTGAGCTCAGCAAAATTCTTACTTAACCCGGATTTAGATCCGGTAATGTTGGCGATATCGCGGAGCACATTTTTGTGTTTCCTTTCAAACGCTTGTGCCACATAACGGCTGTCCACTCTTGCAACGTCCCGCGTATCCGCAAATACACCATATTCGTCTCTCGGTATCAGTTCTTTCATAATAAAACCACCTTTATATAGATTTTTTGGGAGCCATTTGCCCCTCATATCTATAGGCAAAACAAACAAATCAGATTCGAACCCGGTATAAAAAAATCCGGGTATCGGGAAATGGCTCTCACAGATAGGCCAGTAGAATGTGAGAAGTAAACCCTGATACTCGGAAATTTTTTAATCTTTTTGATAAAAATCACAAACATACCCATCGGCATGGAGTAGTAAGCCATCTGCCCAATCTGGTGGTTGTTCCATGATGGTACATATTGTTGTCAGCGAGGCATCACGGGGCGCTTCAACGATAACTTCATCGTGGACGTGCATCACAATGTTAAAACCAGCTTCATTTAGCCGTTCCATAGCTTCCGCTAAAATATCACGGCTGGTAGCCTGTACGATGTTTTCAACAAATTTTGCCCCATACGATTCCAGCCGTTCCCATTTCTTGGTACTGCCAATGCCTTCATAGGTAACGGCTTCCTTACCGAATCGGTTTAGGGCGATACGAGGTTTTACATACGAAAGCCTTCTACCAGAAGGAAGCTGGAGAAACAGGCAGCCGGATTGGTACTTGAAGCGAATCCCATGGGTTTCTGTGGATACATGTTCTTTAACACATTTTTTTGTTGCCCGGTCGATATCCCACCACAGCTTTACAATATGGGGATTGGTGGTACGCCAGGCAGCTACAAGCGGCTGCAGTTCTTCTTTAGGAATTCCCATTTCGATAGCTCCCATAGCTTTTAACGCACCGACGGAACCGCCGTATCCTAATGCAAGCTCGGCTATTTTACCTTTTTGCCGGAGGTGTCCATTGATGCCATGTTTTACCACCGGTACGTGAAACATTTGGCTGGCAGATGCACAGTAAATATCCCAACCGGTTGCAAATACCTTCATGCGCCAGTTTTCTTTGGCAAGCCACGCAATTACTCGCGCTTCGATGGCCGAAAAGTCAGCTACAAAAAAGCGACAGCCAGGTTTTGGGATGCATGCCGTACGAATCAGTTCTGATAGCACAGAGGGAACGGAATCATAAAGAAGTTCTACCATATCGAACTGACCGGATTTGATGAGACTACGTGCCAGTGCCAGATCCGGCAGGTGGTTCTGCGGTAAATTTTGTACTTGTACGAGCCTGCCAGACCAGCGTCCGGTCCGATTGGCACCATAAAATTGCAGCAGGCCGTGTATACGACCATCGTGACATTTGGCAGCTTCCATCGCCGTATATTTTTTGACGCTGGATTTGGCAAGCTGCTGGCGTAATTCCAATACGGTTTTGACGGTACCTGTAGCCATTTCTAGTGCAGCAGCAACCTCGCTTTTAGAAAGAGAAGGGATCGGCATGCCGTTTGCAGCTAACCATTCTTTGAGTTGGATTGGTGAATTGGGATTTTCAAGGCCCGTTAATGCCTGTGCTATTTTTAAATGGGTATGGCGAAAGGTATCATCACAAACAATAGCCTGCCGTACCAGTGTGGCATCTATCTGGATGCCTCGGTCGTTTATTTCTTGATCCAGCTTATAATGCCGCCATTCCGTAACGGATACAGGGAATATGGATAACCGCTTTTGAATGCGCATCTCTGTTTCGACATCACGCTGGTTATAGAACGTAAAACGCTGCCATTTTTCCCTGTCGTGCTGGGGAAGGTTGCGCGTACGGCCTGCATTCGCCTTCGTGGGAGTGCAGGGCATACAAAAGTATTTGATGAGATCATGGCCTTCCTTTAATTTTTGCTTATCTAAGCCTAATACCATACCAACGCCTTCTAGCGATAAGGGAAGGCCCAGTGTGGCAGACCAAACCATCGTACAATGCCAGGAACCGGGTGCCAGCCAATGCTTTACGTAATGGGACAGGCAAACACGTTCAAACTGTGCGTTAAATGCCCACTTGGTAACCGCATCATCGGATAAGGCTTCTATAATAGAAGTAGGAATTTTCTCGCCACAGGCTAAATCAATTACCTGTACTTCGCCAGTATCTACGGCATACCCAAAAAGCAGGATTTCAAAATCGTCGCTATCGGCATAGCGATATACGCCAGCTTTTGAAAGATTCGTGCTGCTATAGGTTTCGATATCAATACTGATATGTTTCATACATACACCTTCTTTTATATAGCAATAGGGCAGAGGAAATACCTCCGCCCCATATGCAGCTTATTTGGATTAGGATCGGTTGTTCAGCCGATTATCGCTCTCTTTTTCCCGTTTGCGGCGTCTGGCATCATCCAGTAAGAAGTGGATCATGAATACCACGCCCACAAGGGATATCACGGTAAAATCAATTGCTAATACAGTATCTATTATTGTTTTCAACATTGTCTCAGTACCTCTTTTCGTAAAGTAATTAGGATAAAAAGTCGTCATCATCTAAGGTGGTGAAATCATCGGCTGCCGTGGTCTTGCCGCCTAATGGTTCTCCATCAGAGATCTTCTGGATATTGCCCAGTCCGCAGGCAATACCACGATTGCCATTTGAGTTAAAGGCATAAAATGTAATGGATACCCGGGCATACACGCCACTGTATACTTCGCTGTGGTCTAAGATAGGCTGTACGTGTTTATCTACAATCTGTGGGGCCGTAATGCTATTGGCATTGACGAAATAACTATCTTTATAGGCATCGTCATCGCGTTCGACGTCGCCATCCCGCAGGGGCAGTTTTAAGGATGCCTTATTTGGCTTTTTACCACCAAACTTAGAAATACCTTCTGTAATGGCAGCATCAATGGCGGTATTGATAGCTTCGAGCGTTTTTGTATCGGACTTGGGAATAATGAGCGACACACTATATTTTTCTTTGCCGCCGTTAATTGATTTCGGTTCCCACACATTAGCATAGGAAAGACGTACAGTACCAGTTACTACTTTTGTTTTATTGATAGGGTTCATTTTCAGTTACCTCCGTAAATTCATGATTGACATCTGTTATATTGAGAGCCGGACGCTTGTCTGTCAGTGGTACAAGCGTGGGTTTTCCCGGTGGCTTATCTACCCATGCACCGAGAATGGTAGTAAAGTTTTTCTTGCCCATCAGTTTTTCCATTTCAGTAATCGTAATGAGCTTTTTCTTGTAAATATCCTCGTACCCGGCTGCTTTTGCTGCTTCCGCCACGTTAGCCTCATCCGTATATCTGCGATTGGAGCGCCCAGCAACAACCTTCCAGCCTTGCCATACCTTGCCATGGGCTACGGCAGCATCTAATGCATAGGTTTTTAGGGCATTGGCCCATTGAGTAAGATCATCAAGCATACCCAAAATATGGTCAATTTCGTCATCGGTGAGGAGTGGGGGTAAGGCAAATTCATAGTTTGCTAATTTCAGCTTGGCTTCGGCCCGGGTGCGGCATTTCGTAGCTGCCCGGCAAAAGGTACACCAGTCACCGGAGCAGTAATTGCCTTCTCCTGCATAGGCTTGTTGGGCCATTGGTTTTAAGTCCGCTTCTGCCCATGTCAACAGATCTGCTGCGGGAATTGTCCAGGTACCGATATTATCACGACGCGGTTGAAAAATCGTCAGGGCAACCTCCGTGCAATCGTACAAGTTACCATAGAGGGCCAGTGCTCCGAGTGCATATAGCTTTAACTGTGAATTGTTAGTGGCATCGACCACGATTCCTTGCCCATATTTGAAATCAATAATGTGCAGTCGCTTGTCTGAAACAATTAAACAGTCGCAGGTGCCAAAGCCATGTGGAATATAGGCTGACAGATCCAGCTTGATTTCAGTTGCTATTTTGGTATCCGGACAGTTTTGCTTTTCTTGCTCATATTGCTCCATACAGAAGTCGCAGTAGTCGTCAGTGTATTGTTCCATATCATCAGTATCGTAATCGGATACTGGACGTTTGCTTCGCCGTTTGAGTGCGCGTCGGAGTTTGTGTTCGGCTAGCGCATGAGCAGCAGTTCCTTCGGCGGCTGCCTGTGACTCCGTAGAAGCAAAGTTACTTTCCAGTCGTGCCGATGGGGGACAATGCAGCCAGCGATATGAGGAGGAAGCGGATAATATGGCGTGATTATTCGGTGGCATGTCCGATCGCCTCCGCATCTTTTAATAATGCTGGATACTGCTCCGGTGAAACTGCACTTAATTTACTGGCCCCATATTGCTGCAGCAGTTCGCGAACTTCTTTAGAAAATCCGGCATTCGCTTTTTCACCCAGTACCGTACGGACGTCGACAAGAGTAAGCGCTGGCTTTTTCGGTTTTGTGGGTGGAGTGGAGACCGTGGGTGCAGGAGTTTCCTGTTCTTTACTTGCCATAGTATCAGCCAGCACTTGTAAGGAATCTGCTAATGCATGTAAATTAGTAATTACGTTATGAAGCTGTTGATTGGTTTGGCTCATGGGTATTTTCTCCTTCCTTTGGAATTTCGTCAATCGATAATGATTTGATGCTGTTGCCTGGTACAAGAACGGTCAGCGTATACGGCTTTCCCAATAAGAAACGAAGAATTCGTTCGCGAAGGGTAACAGTATGGTAACTGACAATTCCGGTATCTACGGGCTTCTTTGAAACACGAATAGTAAGATGGTGCTCCATTTTGTGACCTTCCTTCCTGTAAGGTCGTTTTGTTATGCCTTACATAGATAGGCCATGAAAAAAAGGAAAGTAAACCTATCCATAAAAAATAGTAAAAAGGCATCCCCTGACAGGATGCCCATAAGAATTTACTCGTTAAGATTGGTGCGAAGTGCTGTTAACGTCGTTTTTAGACGCTTGGAGATTGCCATTTTACTGACTCCTTCTTCAGCAGCAATGCCGCACTGGGTTTCTTTTTTCCAAAAAATACGATAAAGTAGCTCTTTTTGTGCTGGTTTTAACTTTTGGATTGCAGCCATCAGTGCATTTTGGTTTTCTGCCTCGAGTAGTGCACATAATGGCTCCGGATTAATACATAATAGCTTATTATAGGGATCGTACGCTTCTAAAGAAACATGGCGACGCGTTTCTTTGTGATTGATGTTATATTCCTTACGATCCAATTCGACGATAACGGCACCAATTTCCGCAGAAATCTCGACTTCCGTTACTTCACCTGTCACTGAATGATAATTGATTAGCATTTAATCCTCCGTTTCTGTTCGAAACGGAGGATTTTGGACATAGCAAACCAGACCTTTACAGGAATAATTGCAATTCAAAAGGATTTCTCCGTTTCGAACGCAACCGACCTTCGCAATGGCTGGTTGACAATATTATTTTTTTACTCGTCTAATATTGCGAAATGCTCCTAGGTTGCTATTAGACGAGTTACATACAGAACAAAACTTAGTAAATATCCCCGGATTTGTCTTGTGGTTTCTCGATGAATGGCGTGATAAGTTCGTCAAAGTGTGATTTATTTCTTGTGCCCTCACCGCTTCATGGACATTCAGCAGTGTGATATATTTGTTAGAACCGTATGATCCGCGGCTCCTGGGACAGTTAAGATTTTTTGAGCGAACTCATTGTAAAATCTCAAATGGTAATATATAATTAAGTATGATTTAGTGGTAATAAGCCGAAGTAATTAAAGTTCTGTTTGAGCTTAATGCTGCGTGAGAAATGCTCAAATGGCTTATCCAACCTTACAAGATAATTATAGATAATTTAAGTTCCACCTTCTACGACTGGGGTTGGGACTTTGTTGGGACTTTGTTCGGACAAATTAGGACATTATTCAGACAATTAGGACTGATACATAAATCGGAGGACATGAGAGGGATGCTGGAATGAAATACACGGATTATTTCTCGAATTTCTATATGGGCCGAAGCTCCTGTGGTATTCTTGGGCACAAGTCTAAAGGAAAGATTCCAGAATACTTCTTCAAGGCAGCGTTACCTGAAGAGTACTATGAACCTTTGCCAACAGAGGACAGCGAATACAGAAAATGGTTTGATGGGATACGAAAACCTAATAGCGGTATTTGGGGTACTGTTGCTTCCCATTTTGACAAAGATAGTTTTATAGATAAAACTTCGCAGGACTTGAATGACAGTACACTAAAGGAGGTTATGCACCGCTTCGGACTCGAATTGCAAACAGGAGAGGCTCCTGATAAACGTCTCTTTGCTTTTACATTGGCTAAACTGTTTCATGAAATCGCGAAAGGAAATGGAGAGACCACAACCAAAGCGAAGACCTTCTACAAGCCAAAAGCACATCTCACTTCTTTTCCTGAGTACGTTGCACGGACAATAGCTAAATACGAAAAAATAAAAATGCCCTTCTCGGAAGGAGAAGAGCGTTTGATCGACGATATATATGTTTGTAATAAACTAAGCAGTCGGCTTTCTGCTACTAGGAGTCGGCACAGCAGAACTCAGGAAACAGTTATTCTTGACGCGACTCTCGATTTACTGGAAGCTTATTCAAAGAAAGTTATCCTCGTTGCAAACGGTGGAATGGGGAAAACGATGCTGCTTCAGCATTTGTTTCTCGAATCAGCTCGTAAGCACACACAAACAGGTCGACTTCCAATCATAATCGAACTTCGCGACTTTAGCGGCGGTAACGATTTGCTGAATGATTACATAATAAAGACAGCAAGTATATATGATGAAAAACTGACTGATAAAAAGGTTGAAAAGCTAATGATATCAGGAAAATGCCAAATTCTTATGGACGGAGCTGATGAGATCGATCCGTCCGATGAAAAGGCATTCCAGCGGAAAATAGCTGAACTTGTCGATAGATACCCATACAATCAGTATGTCGTGGCCTCTAGGGAATGTGGGTTATTAAAAGGCATTACTGGTTTCTCACGGATGTATCTTCACCCCTTCAGCAGGGAGCAGTCAACTACACTAATTGATAACCTCTTAAAGGGTTATGACGACGAAACTATTATCAAAAGTATAAAAAATTACACGGATGGCGATTTCTTTCAAAGGCACAAGGTGTTTGCTTCAAATCCCATGCTACTGACCTTTGTTATTATGAAGTATCCTATTGTGGAATCCTTTGATGGGGAAAAGAGACGCTTTTACAGAGCCGTATATGATGCGATTGTATATGGACACGACGAGGAAAAGGAAGGCTATTCGAGAGTTTTTAGAAGTGCTCAAAATGCTGACGAGTTTACGAAAGTATTCTCCGAACTTTGTGCCACTACGTATATAAGGCACAAATCAGAATTTGATCCTGACACATTTGAAGATTACTTTGAAAATCTGGTCACAAAGAATAACATTGAAAACCCAAGCGCTATGACCAGTAAAAACTTTATACATGATGCTTGTGCAACAGCGTGCATGATGTACGAGCAAGACACGAAGCTCCTATATATCGACTCGGGGTTTCAGGAGTATTTGTTTGCCAAGTACTATTTTCAAGCAGCACCTGAAGAATTAGTTGCCCTTGGACAAATCCTCTGGGATACGGCAGAAACAGAGTTTGACGGGCTCGACGCTTTTGAAATGTTAAAGGAGTTTTCGACGGAAAAATATGAACGGTATTTTCTCAAACCGTTTTTGGACAATGCTTTTCAGGGAAAGGATGAAACCAAACATTTCATAACATTTTTGCGATATGGGTACCGAGATCTGGAATATCAAATGATTGATCGTGATTGTGTCGCAGTGTATGCAACGAAAGAAAAGTCTGAGTGGACTTCACCAAAGTCCCCCGTTACAGAACCATCTAGCCTCGTCTTTTCGATGTTACTACGAAAGCTGGGTACTCCCTGTCTATCGGGCTTGACCATTCTCGAGAAAGAACTTGATTATTCCGAATTTATGACTGCTGGGATATATGGGGAACTTTATTTCGACCCGGCTGACAGTAAAAATAAAATTGTCCCTCGCAGATTGTTACTTCAAGAAACTCAAGATTTACAAGCCTACGAGAGAACACACGCAGTTGAAAACCATGTCCGTGATGATGCAAAGCAGCTTGTATGTTTTGGACGCGAATATAAGGTTGATTTTAATGCGGTTCTGGAAACACCTGAGAACTACACCGATTTAATCAATGTTCTGAAAACGCAAGAAGATGTGTGGAAAACCTTTTGCAAGGTAAAAGAATACTATGAGGGTTTGGTGACAAAATATGGCACTTAATTCATTGGAAGGGAGTTTTCTTGGACATGAAAGATCGTAAAGTAAATGCTGTGGAACATTGGCTTAGTCTAGAGGAAATTTCAAAGCACATTGGCTGCAGCAAGGACACCATCCGTTCCTGGGTCAAAAAGGATACCATACCCTTTCATAAAGTTGGAAGGCTATACAAATTTAGAGTATCCGAAGTGGACGCTTGGATTGAAAGTGGCGCAAGTGCAGATGCAGATAAAAACAATTTGGAGGTAAAAGACAATGGCTGA